GTTAATGACACAAGTTAATGACACAAGTTAATGACACAAGTTAATGACACAAGTTAATGACACAAGTTAATGACACAAGTTAATGACACAAGTTAATGACACAAGTTAATGACACAAGTTAATCGTATTTCTTTGAACGTAATCCATAATTTGGTTGTGTTAATCTACCTTTTAATTCGGTAGTTAAAATTTGATAACAGTTAATTGTGTCATTTTCAGTTGTACAAGTGTCACTTTTAATGGGTTTACTTTCTGTATTGTCTTGTAAAAATAAATTTTTTGAGTTAATTGGTGAAAATGGGTTAGGAGCATAACCATTATTTCCCAGATTTAATTTGCTAATGTTTGTAATAACTGGTTCTAATTCGTTTGTATACCATTTTGAAAAATCAGTAATTATATCATTTGCTCCTGTATCAAAATAATTAAATAAATCCATATTTTCTTTACTTTGCAAACTTTTTTCTTTTAATGGTATAGATTTAGTTTGAACAAATGTTGATATTTGTTGTGGGTCAGTTTCAGTTTGTGTTTCTTGAAAAATCTTTGTAGGTTCTATAGTCTGAATATAAACAGATGTTTTCTCAACAGATGTTTTCTCAACAGTGACACAAACAGGTATTTTAGTTAATTCGTATAGTGTACGTTTTTTATAATCTTTAGAATTCCATACCCATCCTTTATCGATGATTTCTTCTTGGCAAAAAATATCACATTTATCATCTGTAAGTGTATATCGTAAATCTATAAGAGACTCTGGATATTTAGTTTTATAACGATTACATAACCATTCATAACATTTAATAAAACTGTAATCTACATCTAATTCATTTGTATAAACATAATGATTGTTTTCAATATTATCTTTTATATAAACAAGTTCTTTACTCATTTAATATTAATATATAAAATAAATTTATATATTTTACTGAGCCTGTGTTTATTAAAAAATAATTCAATTAACAAAAATAAAATATTAAGTTATTATTATAATGAATCTTTCTATTTATAAAAACAAATCTATTACGTCATTAATGTCAAATCTTCGAAGTGAGATCTCTCATCTGCAAAATAATGAAAGTATACGAAAAAATATTAAAATACGTTCTTTAATAAAAGAATTAAAATCACGTGATTTATCTGAATTACAAAAAAGTACATTTAACAAATTAATTGTTAGATATACATGGATTTAATTTACTAATTACAAGGTACCACCATTACGATTGTCTTTTTATAAAAAATTGAAAACATAATGAGAGAGACAAAAATTACTATGTCATTCTCAAAGTACTTATTGCAATTTACTAAAAACGCAAGTTCTGAACAAACTCATTTATCATTTAACAATGGTAAATATAATGTTCCAGATAATAAATTAGATGAATTTTACAAACGCTATTTTAATGTTATTTCAAATGTTACAAACGATGAAAGAGACTCACTTTATCTTATTGAAAAAGTTTACAATTCAACTTTTGCATTTTTTATTGATTTAGATGTTCCAAAACGCTCAGGATACAAGTTATCCGACGATGATGTCCTTGATGTCATAGCTGCTACACAAATAGTTATTAGAGATATGTTTGTAGAAAATGATAATTTGTTGCAAACAATTGTTTCAAAAAGAGTTACTGAAAGAGGTTGTAATTACCATATCAATTTTTATAATTTGATTGTAAATAATGCAATTGGTAAAAAGATTATTACTGAAGTATTAGAAAAACCAGATATTTTACACCAAGATTTAAAGGAATCTATTGACATATCTGTATATAGAACAGGATTGCGTTTATTAGGTTCTAAAAAGGTTTCTAAATCTTCAAATGAACAAAAGGATACTGACGATATTGATTCAGTATATAAGATTTACAATATTGAAAATCAAGAAGTTGTAGAATTACAAAACTTGACATTTGAACAATTTGCAAAAACTACTGTTAAGAGAAAATCAACAACAATAATTTCTGAACTAAAACAAACTGTAAAAACATCTGAAAAAGCTGTAGAAAAACAAATTCCAGTAAAGGGAATCAACAATGATAAAATCAAGACTGAAATTTCTACTTTGTTAATTAATTTAAAAGCACAAAACGAATGTTTAAAAGAGTATGATACAAGTGTTCAAAGAATTTATGCTAAACAAAATCGTGTTGGAATTTTTTGTTATTATGTATCAATCAATGGTAAGTATTGTCCATTTAAAAATCGTCAACACGAAAGAGATGTTAGTCCGATTTATTTTGAAATAAGTATTAATGGAATTTATATGAAATGTCACGACGAAGAATGTAGAAGAAGATTATTTCCAGAATCAGGGTTTACTTTACCTGAAAAATTTGAACAAGAATATCCAGAAATGTATCTTAGTATGAATACAAGATTTTGGAATTCTGAAGTTACTTTATCAGATGATACCCGACAGTCATTAGAATCAAGTTTATCCGGATCACATTATTCTATTGCAAAAGCTGTATTTCAAATTTACAAAGACCGTTTTAGAGTAGATGATATCAAAAATACAGAATGGTACGAATTTAATGGAATTAGATGGAAGCGAAGTCATTTAATGAATATTTTAATTTCGGAAGAATTACCTAAATATTATAGAAGTATTAAAATCAGCGACACATCTGTACAAAACAAAAATTTACAAGACTTCCTTGTTAATACTGATAAAATAGACGCAAATATGCGTAATCAAATGATTGATAATATTATTAACAAATTGGAAAATGTTAGTTTTAAGGGTAATATTATTTCCCAAGTTATTTATTTATTCAAGACATACGATAATGATTTTTACAGTAATTTGGATTCTACTTGTAATTTAGTAGGATTTAAGAATGGTGTATATGATTTTGGTCAAAAACGTTTTAGAGATGGTACACAGAATGATTACTTGACATTTTCTACAGGTTACGATTATCTTGATTATGACGAAACGTGTCCACATACACAAGACATTTATACATTTTTGAGTCAAATTATTCCAAATAAACATGTATTGGAATATACACTAAAAGTCCTTGGTAAATCATTAATAGGTGCTCCAGATGAGCGTTTTTATATATGGACTGGGTTATCTGGTGCAAATGGAAAATCAACATTAGTTAACTTTTTGGAAAATACACTAGGAGATTATATTACTGGAGTAGATGTATCTCTTTTAACAAATAAAAGAGGAAGTTCTAGTAATGCATCACCTGATGTTGTTAGACTTCGTGGAAAACGTATTTTTACATTTCAAGAACCTGAACACGATGATAAACTTAGAACTGGTATTTTGAAACAATATACCGGTGGTGATAGTATTATTGCCAGAGAATTATTTAAAGCACCCGTTTCATTTAAATTACAAGGAACAATGATTATGTGTTGTAATGACCTACCATCAGTAACTAGTTGTGATGGTGGTACTTGGAGAAGAATTAGAGTTGTGGAATTCAAATCAAGATTTTGTGATAATCCAACAAAAGAAAACGAGTTCAAAATTGATCCAAGTATCAAGTATAAAATCAAGTTTTGGAGACCATACTTTATGAGTATTCTTATTCATTGGTATGAAAAGTTTTTAGAAGAAGGAATGAATGAACCAGATGAAGTCAAGAAAGCAACTGCTAAATATAAGGTTGATAACGACAAGTTTAATGAATTCTTTGATCAAGTTTTGGAAGAAGCAAACAATGAATTTGAATCAAACAAAATAATTTACAATCATTTCTCTACTTGGTGGACAAATAATTATCCCAACTCTCGTGTACCAGATATTAAAGACTTGAGACGTGCTATGAAAATCAAATATGGAAACGAAAAAGAATCAGTTATCAATGGATGTTTAAATTACGGATTTAATATTAAAATCAAACAAGCACTACAACAAGATTTTGACAACCAGGAAGACTTGTAATGATTTTGAAATTTATCTAATGATTTATAATGATTTATAATGATTTGTAATGATTTTGAAATTTATCTAATGATTTATAATGATTTTGAAATTTATCTAATGATTTATAATGATTTTGAAATTTATCTAATGATTTATAATGATTTTGAAATTTATCTAATGATTTATAATGATTTATAATGATTTGTAATGATTTATAATGATTTATAATGATTTGTAATGATTTATAATGATTTATAATGATTTGTAATGATTTATAATTTGAGATTTAGTAACTTTTAAAATAATTTTATTATAATATTAATAAAATTAATACAAAATACAAAATCGAGTAGATTTATTATTAAGTAAACATTTACTGTTTTTATCTTGGATGTTTGTTATTATTTTTTTATAATATATATATAATGAACGATAGTTTTGTTGAAACTGTAGACCCCATTACAGGAATTCCAAATGACATATTACAATTAAATATAGACGATATCGATTTTGAAAAGGCTAAACCACAAGAAGATGTTTTTAGATGGGAACCTTTAGAAGAATCATGGAGAACAAAACTTTCATCTGATAATTTTGTTGTAAAAAATTGCCTTGGTGATGGAAATTGCCAATTTAGATCAATAGAAACAGCTTTAACAAATGCAGGATGCAAAACTGATCACGAACGTTTAAGACGAGCCTTGTGTAAATATATAAATGGTCTAGAAAATTCGGAATTTTTTGATATTATTCAAAGTTATAGATTAGAAAAACAACACGGCGAATTTGTGGGAGAATGGGATCCTTTTAAAATTAAAAATAAACGCGATTTTACAACTCAACTTAAAAAACCAGGATTTAATTTTCAAGGTGACAATATCACATTATCTCTTATTTGTAAAGTTTTGAATGTCGATATAATCATATTAGATGATAGTCTTAATATAACAGATCTAACAAACAACGACAAACCACATCCAAAACTCATTGTTTTATATTATGATCGTTCAAAACAACATTATAAAACGATTGGTTTACAAACAAAACGTAAACGTGTCATAACAATGTTTAAACGATTAGAACTTCCATCAGAAATAGATCGAGTTTTAGATAAACATACTTTTTACTTGTATCATATTAAAGATATTTGTACAAAAGAACTTGGATGTGGAAAACTTCAGCTAAATAAGATTATCAAAACTATCGAAGAACGTATTCAAACACGTTTATCAAAACAAGATAAAAGATCTATTATAAAAATTATAAGAATGATACTTGATAATGAAGATTTTTTCAATCGCATTAAAAGTTAAAATTTTAAATTGTAATTTCTTAAAAATCAAACGATAATTCAAGACCTATTTTACTACATATCTTATGTAATTTTAACGTATCATATGCTTTAACCAAGTCAGAATAACCACCAACCAATTCATTATTTATTACTATAACAGGATACGAATAATGTCTGTAATAATGGAATAATTGATCTCTCTTGCATTCGTAATTTTTATCACTAGGTTTTAATTTAATTTCATTAAAAGGTAGTTGTAATTCGTTTAAAAAATTTTTAGCGTTATCGCAATATTTACACCCAGGTCTAGAAAATACAACTATTTTGTTTTCCATATGTATATAAAATGAATAATAAAATTATATTTTAAATATTATATATTATATTTTAAATACCTTTAACTTCTTTTCAATTTCTTTTTAGACTTCCTTTTAGACTTCTTTTTAGACTTCCTTTTCGACTTCCTTTTAGACTTTGGTTTCGATTTCCTTTTAGACTTTGGTTTCGATTTCCTTTTAGACTTCTTTTTAGACTTCCTTTTCGACTTCCTTTTCGACTTCTTTTTAGACTTTGGTTTCGATTTCCTTTTAGACTTTGG